AGGGTCTATGTGGTGGACAAAGATTATCTGTACTATGACAAAGAAGAAACGGCTATCGCGGCAGCTAAGATGTTTGCCACAGAAAGTCGAAAGACTAAAGCAACAGTGGTCATGGAAGTAGAGGTTTGGAACAGTGGGCAAACGTGACAATGACAAGTTCGAGAGGAAGGGTCGTGACTTTTATGCAACAATCGACCCTGCTGCTGTAAATGCTCTGGTCGAACATCTGCCTCTACCCACAGCCTTCATCGAACCTTGTGCTGGTGCTGGTGATCTAGTCAACGAACTGTGCAGGCATCATGGTGTAGTCTGTGTGGGCGCTATGGACATTGAACCACAAGCAAAGACTGTAGAGCAACGAAACTGTCTTGCCCTTAGTTGGGTTGGACCAGAAGTCACTCACTTCATCACTAACCCACCCTTTACATGGGACATGCTAAAGCCTATTCTAGACCACCTACCTACCCTAGCACCTACTTGGTTGTTGTTGCCTGCTGACTATATGCACAATGTTCGTATGGGTCCATACATGGCTAAGTGCGCTAAGGTGGTCAGTGTAGGTCGAATGTACTGGGAGACTAACAAGAAGAAGGGTGTAGATAACTATGCGTGGTATCTCTTCACCAACAACGAGACTGAGACAACATTCTATGGAAGAAAATCGTGAGTAAAGAACAAATCTTGAAACTCATCGAAGATCGTGGGTTTGTGACTATCCTAAAGGACCATGACCTTACTTTGTGGAAGGTACTTGAAATCCTAGACGATCTTGGTTACATCTTCTTAGAGAGGTATGAGGACGACTACTGATGGCTAAATGGTCTGTATATGATGAAGAGGAAGACATGATTAACGAAACGGATATTGATGCGTTTGCTCGAACCAGTGACTTTGATTGGTTCCAGAGTGAGTGTCAGAAAACTGCAATCTACCCTAAGCAACAAGGTCTAGCCTATACTGCTTTGGGCCTAGCCTCTGAGGCAGGAGAATATGCAGGTAAGATCAAGAAGGGTATCCGTGATGGTTCCTTTGATGATGTAGGTGCTGCTGCTGAACTTGGTGATGTGTTGTGGTATGTTGCCATGTCTGCACATGAACTGGGGTACACGATGGACGAGATTGTTCATGGTGTTGTCAATAAACTCCGTGACCGCCAGAAACGAGACGTAATCAAAGGAAGTGGGGATAACCGCTAATGAATAATTACCTGCCAACCGACTATCAATCCTTCATTCACACATCACGCTATGCTCGTTGGTTGGATAAAGAGAACCGCCGTGAGAACTGGGGCGAGACTGTATCTCGCTACATGACCAATGTGGTCGTTCCTAAGACCCGCGACGAGGTTATCCTTGATGATCTGGAAGAGGCTATCCTCAACCTTGATGTGATGCCTTCGATGCGGGCTGTAATGACGGCTGGCCCTGCCTTGGAGCGTGACAACACAGCAGGCTACAACTGTTCCTATCTTCCTGTGGATGATCCTAAGTCCTTTGACGAGGCTATGTTCATCCTTCTGTGTGGCACTGGTGTTGGCTTCTCTGTGGAGCGTCAATACATCAGCAAGCTGCCAGAGGTTCCTGAACAACTGTTCGGTTCGGAAGATGTGATCGTTGTTCACGACAGCAAAGAGGGTTGGGCTAAGGCTCTGCGTAAGCTGATTGCTATGCTCTATGCAGGGGAAATCCCTAAGTGGGATGTGTCTAAGGTTCGTCCTGCTGGTGCTAAACTCAAGACCTTTGGTGGTCGTGCATCTGGTCCTGCCCCTCTGGTGGAATTGTTCCAGTATACGATTGAGAAGTTCAAGGGTGCTGCTGGTCGTAAGCTGTCTTCGATTGAGTGCCACGACATCATGTGTAAGATTGGTGAAGTTGTTGTGGTTGGCGGTGTTCGTCGCTCTGCAATGATCTCTCTGTCGAACCTGTCTGATGATCGTATGCGTCATGCTAAGTCAGGCATGTGGTGGGAAGGTAATGCTCAACGTGCCTTGGCTAACAACTCTGTGGCCTACACTGAGAAGCCTGACATGGAAACCTTCATGCGTGAATGGCTCTCTCTGGTGGAAAGCAAGTCTGGTGAGCGTGGTATCTTCTCTCGTCAGGCATCTAAGAAGCAGGCTGCAAAGAATGGACGACGAAATGATTCTTGGGACTTTGGAACTAACCCATGCTCTGAGATCATCCTTAGACCCTACCAGTTTTGCAACCTTACAGAAGTGGTGGTACGAGCGACAGACACACTCAAAGACCTCGAACGGAAAGTCCGTCTTGCCACTATTCTGGGTACTATCCAAAGCACGTACACACACTTTCCATATCTGCGGAAAATCTGGCAGCGGAATACTGAGGAAGAAAGACTGCTAGGCGTGTCGTTGACTGGGATCATGGACCATCCTTTCCTCAATGGCACTGGTTGGAAAGACCCCTTCTGGGCTGGTAGAGATTTCTGGGGGGAAGGTAACTGGGGAGAACTTAACCTTCCTAACATCTTGGAGCATCTCAAGAATGTCGCTGTTTCTACTAATGCTGAGTGGGCTGAGCGCCTATCTATTCCTGTGTCTGCTGCTATTACTTGCGTCAAGCCGAGTGGAACAGTTTCGCAACTTGTGGATAGTGCTTCTGGCATCCACGCTCGCCACAGTGCTTATTACATTCGTACTGTTAGGGGCGATAACAAAGACCCTCTGACGCAGTTTATGAAGGATCAGGGTATTCCGAGTGAGCCTTGTGTGATTAAGCCTGAGACTACCACAGTCTTTAGCTTCCCACAGAAGTCTCCCGAAGGTGCTATTACCCGTAACGACATGACTGCTATCGAACAGTTGGAGTTGTGGTTGGTCTATCAGCGTCACTGGTGCGAACATAAGCCTTCTGTTACGGTTACTGTTCGTGACAATGAGTGGATGGAAGTTGGTGCTTGGGTCTACAAGTACTTCGATGAAGTGTCTGGTGTGTCTTTCTTGCCACACTCTGACCACAGCTACCAACAGGCACCCTATCAGGAAGTTAATCAACGGGAGTACGAAGACTTGCTTGCTATCATGCCACCAAAGATTGACTGGGCTAAACTGAGTGAGTATGAGACTGAGGATACTTCCAAAGGTTCACAGACTTTTGCTTGTGTTGGTGGCTCATGTGAAATCGTGGACCTGACCTGATGCTCTTTGATCTTGTACAGATTGCAGTCCTGTTCGTTCTGACCTATCTAACCTATAAGCAGGGGGACAGGATTGACGATCTGGAAACGATGGTGGGCTACATCCTTGGGAACCTTGCCAGTAAAGAGGGAGAAGAAGATGTTCTACATGATAACGAAGGATGATTGTCCTTGGTGTGACAAGGCCAAGGAAATCCTACAACAACGGAAGGCCCCTTTTGGGGCTTTCCACTACAACGAACACCCTATGATCGTCAAACTCATGTTCAAGGGTGGGATTAAGTCTGTCCCACAAATCTGGTATGAGGGTGAATACATTGGTGGTTATGAAAATCTTGTAGAATGGTTGAATAACAATGAACCTTGAAGGTAAACATATCGCAGTCTGGTTCTCTTGCGGAGCAGCTTCTGCTGTAGCAGCAAAACTATCGCTTTCTAAATGGGGTTCAAACAACAAAGTCTCTATCCTGAACAACCCTATCAAAGAAGAGGATGCTGACAACCAAAGGTTTCTGAGAGACTGTGAGCAATGGCTTGGTGTTAAGATTGAGCATGTTGTAAACAAGAAGTATCCCTCACAATCTTGTGTTGAGGTGTGGTCTGACAGACGTTTTATGTCAGGACCCAAAGGCGCACCTTGTACACTTGAACTAAAGAAGAAGGCACGACAAGATTGGGAAAATATCAACAAGCCTGACTACACTGTGCTAGGCTTTACCAGTGAAGAGGTTAAAAGAGCAGAGCGTTTTCGATTAACAGAAAGAGACACTTTGCTTGTACCTCTCATTGATGAAGGTCTTTCTAAGGAAGACTGTTTCAAGGTGCTTGAACAAGCGGGCATTTCCTTGCCAAACATCTACAAACTGGGCTACCCCAATGCAAACTGTATAGGTTGTGTAAAAGCGGGATCAGCTACCTATTGGAACTTAGTTCGGGAAAAGCATCCCGAAGTCTTTCAAGAGCGGGCAGAACAATCCCGGCAAATAGGTGCAAAACTAGCTTACCACAAAGGTAAGAGGATTTACCTAGATGAGTTGCCAGAGGGTGTGAAAGGTTACTCCTTGAAAAACTACAACTTTGAGTGCGGAATTTTCTGCGAGGAAAAAGAATGATGCTTGAAAAGCCCAAAGGCAAACGACAGTCTCGTTACAAAGGTGCTGAACAAGAGGGTGCAATGCGTACCGTCTCTATCAAGCCTCTTAACGACAACCAAGACACCTATCTGAAACGACTAAAGGATTCAGATCAGATCATTGTTTGTGGTTTCTCAGGGACTGGTAAGACGTTCATTGCAGCCACCTATGCAGCGAACATGTATGCCAACCGTGAGATTGACAAGATCATCTTGACACGTCCCAATGTGTCTGTGGGTAAAGACTTGGGCTACTTCCCCGGCACACTAGAGGAGAAGTTTGCTCCTTGGGCTGCACCTGTCCTTGATGTTCTGAATGAGCAACTAGGAAAGGGGACTGTAGAGACTGGCATCAAGAGTGGTAATATTGAAATGGCACCTCTATCTACTATGCGAGGTAGGTCATTCAAGAACGCCTTTATCATCCTAGATGAAGCACAGAACACTTCTGTCGCAGAAATCAAGATGTTCTTGACACGGATTGGTAAGGACTGTAAGGTCGTAATCAATGGTGATGTGAAGCAGTCAGACATTGGTGGTCAATCTGGGTTGTCTAAGGTTATCCACCTTGCTAAGAAACATAACCTACCTGTGCCAGTTATTGAGTTTGGTGTGGACGACATTGTTCGATCTGACATCTGTAAAGACTGGATCATCGCTTTTGAAGCAGAGGGTATCTGATGGATAACTTGGAATACTATAGTGTAGAGTGGGACGGCCCAATTAGTATACGGCAGTCTGGGGTTCCAATCTGGACGAAGACCCCTATGCAAATCGTAAATGAATACCACAAAGAGAAATGGGAAAAGATGGAAAAAGACGCAGTGAATAGCCCCGCACACTACAACACAGGGGGTATTGAGTGCATTGACTATCTCAAGGACAACATGTCGTGGGAAGGTTACACAGGCTATCTGGAAGGCAACACCAAGAAGTACCTTCATCGCTGGCGATACAAGTCAAAGCCTGTAGAAGACTTGAAGAAGGCTCGTTGGTATCTGGATCGTCTTATCACAGAACTGGAAAGTGACTGATGTACACCCTCTTCTTCCTAGTCTGTAACACACTGTCTGGTGAGTGTTATGCAACCACATCAGAGGTGATCTACAAGACGGAGCAACAGTGTCAAGAGGATGCCTTGAGGATCATTGACAATGTGAAAGAAGGCCAAGCTAAAGGGCTTTATCCACCAGAAGAAGCCCTCTATGTCTGCCACAACTGGGGTGATCCTGCATGATCGAAGCCCTGATCTTCCTAGCAGTCGTTGTGCTTGTCGTCTGGTACTGTAACGAAGCCGATTAGAAATGAAAAAACCCCCTTCCCGGTTAATTCCGAGAGGGGGGTTTCTTTATTGAATACAGTAACTTTTGTGGTTAAGAGTGTTGTTCGGGATCGCGTTTATACAATTCGATAATGTCCCGCTTCACCTCTTTGAGATCAGTTTTGATCTCGTTCATTATCTCACGATCCTCTTGACGACGAACATCACGAGAACGTATCTCAGCCTGCATCAAGGCGATCTGTTTCTCGTTTGTCAAGACACGGCGGATCAACCAAGTAATACCTGAGAAGATTGCTGCCACGGCACTTCCTATGATGTACTCTAGATAATTCATTTCTTAAATAGCCCTCGTATCCACCTTGCGATTTCGTTGGGGGATGGTAGTAACCACCCAAGGATCAGAAGGACCAGTATCCACATCGGGGTCTGTTGGATATTCACTTCTTCGATATTTTCTGCTTCTACAGGGCTAGTCTTCTGGATAATGTCCCGACCAGCCTCTGTCTTTTGTTGTACAGCTACAGCCTGTTGTGTGTTCTCTTTACCAACCTGAGTCTGAGCGGCTACATTAGGCCCACCACCCGTTAGGAGGCTCAAGGGACCTTTACCACAACCAGATAAGGCTAGGAGAGCCACCAAGAGCAAGACACGCATGTCACAGCCCCTTCTTACAGAGCATAACCTTGCTATCAAGTCTACGGTTCTGTAGGCCCTTCACAGTCCTACCACCAGCCTTAACCCATTTGCCTAGTTCATCACAGGCTTCTTTGAACTTACCTTGATTGGCTAGACGCATCATTGTTGATTTGCAGACAGCCCCAGTACCAGCGTTGTAGGCCAGTTCTAGCATAGAGGCTTGTACACCCACAGGGATGTTAGGGTTAGTCATGCAAGGCTCTAGTTTAGCGTAGAACTCTGCCACACCCTTTTCAAGCATGGCAAAGCACTGTTCTTTGGAGTAGGTATCACCCATCTTAACACCACGAGTTTCCCCGTAGCAGACAGTAGGGATACCCACAATGTCCTTATAGGCTTTAGTCTCTAGCCCTTCCCATTTAGCAATGAAAGGGGTTGCTGACACGATAACAGCGGCTGCAACTGCACCAGTGACCTTCTTCCTCAAAGACATTGTGGTAATCCTTTTCGCGCAACGTAGTGAGCAATAGTCGTTTAGTGTTAGGGTTTGACAGGCCAAACTACATTGTGTGGGAAACCTTCCTGAGAAGTGATATCCCGAAGAGCCTGCCGATAGGTAGCCACCTCAGGGGACATAACCACATCCGAGAGAGCCATCCAGTCAGTCTCCTCAAGAAGACGACCCCTTTGACTACGAACCTCAGAAGCCTTAGCAGCAGCACGTTCAGCAAGCTGATCTTCTGAGTATTCCCGCACTGTAGGGAGCAAGACCCAAGCACCTTCTTGTAGTACAGGCACAGGCCCCCACTCAGCGAAGTGTGTCATAGGATCAAACTCAGGTGCAGGAACCTCACTCACAGGGACCAGACCAAACTCAAGCATAGTAGATTCTGAGATTTGCTTAGGGAAGCTGGTGTTCGGGTTGTCGTGGCGAAGTTGGCCCACCGAATAGGGGAACTTGTCTACAGCGCCATTTGTAATCTTAGCGAACATTGTTGTAGCCCTTCTTAGAGTTGCTTCTTGATTACAGCCAACATGATCTTTGCTTTCTTTTGCTCTAGCTTCTCAGATGCAAGAAGTTCTGCGAGTTGGTTAGCAAAGGCTGACATTTCTGCACGTTCCTGCGGGGGAAGACTGTCGATTTCCTCCAAGGCGATTGTGTAGTTGTCGATGTTGATCTGGTAGTGCATAATCTCTTGTTCACGACCATCAAGGGCAGCTTTCAAGATGTCTTCGCGGGTTTGGGTCGGGGTATCAGTCATCGGGATTTTCTTTCTGTGTTGTTTTGTTGAGTTAAGAGTTAGAGATTAGGTTAGGATGATCTGAGTAAAGGCAATACCATTACCAGTACTGGCAGGAAGTGTCGTAGGATTAGCATACTTAGTACCAAAACCACTACCACTCCAAGGATAAGCTGTTATGAAAGGTGTAGTACCATGAGCAACAGCTACAGCAGAACCGTTGGGAGAAAAGGTTACACCAAAACCAGTTCCAGCAGGAACCGTACTGGGATCAGCAAACTTAGTTCCAAAACCTGATGCACTCCAAGGATAGGCTGTTACAAAGGGGGTGGTAGCATGTGCTACAGCTACGGCATTACCAGAGGGATTAAAAGCAACACCATTACCAGTTCCAGCAGGAAGAGTTGCAGGATTAGCAAACTTAGCGCCAAAACCATTGCTTGACCAAGGATAAGCTGTTACAAAAGGTGTATTGGCATGAGACACAGCCACAAACTCTGGATAAAGGGGATCACCAACAGTTGACCAAGCTACACCCTGTGCCGTCCATCCTAAACCAGAGAGAGGATTAGCATAACTAGTCCCGAAACCAGTTGAATCATTCCAAGGGTACACGATTACTGGGCCAGACAAATACCCAAGAGCAAGATAACGTCCATCGGGACTGAAAGCTACGTCTTTGCCTTGGTTAATCGCATCTCCTGGGTTAGTAAATCTAGTGCCAAAGCCAGTAGAGTTAGACCAAGGATAGACTGAAAGAAAGGGAGAAGAACCGTGAGCTACGGCGATAGTATTTCCACTAGGACTAAAAGCCAATCCTCCTTGCGCAGTAGCATCCGCAGGCAATGAAGAAGGGTTAGCGTACTTAGTGCCAAAGCCCGTAGAATTAGACCAAGGATAGGCTGCGATGTTAGGTGAGGCACTCATGCAAAGCGCAATAACAGAACCATCAGGGCTAAAAGTCACACCTTGAGTATACGCTGTTGTGATCCCAGTGGGAAGAGATGGATTGGCATACTTAGTACCAAAACCAGTAGAATCAGACCAAGCATAGGCTGCGATATTGGGTTGTGTGTAATGTCCGAGAACAATAACAGAACCATCTGGACTAAAAGCTACTGAACGGCTCTCAGAGGGAGGCAGGGTTGATGGGGCAGTGTACTTAGTCCCGAAGCCAGTTGAATTAGACCAACGGTAAACATCGGGGACGTTTCCCCCGTTACTAACTACTGCGAGAGCGCCTTTAGTTGGACTAAAGGTTAAAGCATAGGGGCTATTACCTCCGGGAACGACACTAGGGTCAGCATACTTAGTTCCAAAACCTGTGGACGACCAAGGAAAGGCCCTAACATATGGGGAACTGCTTCCAAGCACTGCGACAACATTTTCGTCAGGGTTAATAGCTATGGCATTACTGTTTGAATTGACTGGAAAAGAAGTCCCGGGAGTAGAAAATTGCCCCCCAAATCCACCAGAAGGCCCCCAAGAGTATGCTAAGAGGTACGGACTAGATTCTATCGCAAGGAAGAGGGTCTTTGGACTTTTCCCAGCACTAGTAGCACCGAGTGCTTTTTTACTTAGCATATCAGCCTCCTACACGAGCGCCGTACAGAGTAGTCCCGACTTTCCAGAGGGTGACGACAGTGAAACCAGTTGTTTCCAGCGTAGGTGCAGTACCACCACCACTCTCCCAAGTCACGGACGGCCAAGTGATCGTTCTTGCAGTGCCATCATCAATCATCAAGGTCATGGCTTCGCCAGCAACAAAGGCATCTGTCGGAGAAGAGTTAGCAGAGAGCGTCCAAGTCTGGATTGTACCATTGTTGGGATTCAAGGCAGGGGTAGTCCCACTCAAAGTAAACACAGTCTCAATGATAGCATTAGCGAACTTCACATCACCACTAGCATCAGCGGTCACAACCTTAGAAGCCTGAGACGTACCAAGAGTAGTGACATCGTTGTAGTTAAGTTCAGCAGTGCTTGCAGTGACACCATCAAGGATATTAAGTTCAGCAGTGCTTGCAGTGACACCATCAAGGATATTAAGTTCAGCGGCAGAGGAAGTGACACCAAAGTCAGTCAGTGCGCTAAAACCAGATATATTGACCCAGTTGGTTGTATCTACAGAAGGATCAGTAGTCACACCAGAATGGTTCGTCTTAGCACGGTAGGACGAGTAGGTGATAGGGGAGAACCTGACGTTGCCGATAGTGTAGGAAGCGCCAGATACCCACACAGAAGCCACCTGAGAAGCAGCAGAAGCACTAGCAGCAGCAGAAGCAGCACTAGCAGCAGCAGCGGTAGCATCGGTGTCTACTTCGGCAGCTTTACCATCAATGTAAGTTCCAGCAGCATTAACCTGAGACTGGAACGTAGGCAAGGCACCAAGGAAAGCATCAGCCTCAGTAGCAAAGTTTGCAGGGTCTTGACGAGAAGGCGGGGATGGAAGTGTAGAAATCGGGGGGTAAGCCATATTAGGTCAATCCTTCTACTTCAATGGCACCAAGCGAGTAAGATGGTGTTTCTAGGGTCAAGTCAAATCTACGATAGAAACCGTAGACCACTGTGCCATAAGACGTATCTTCTGAACCAATGTACACAATTGGTGTAGCACGGTATTGGGCCAATGTAGACTGAATTTTTCTTGAGTTTTGTGTTGGGTAGCTTACGTTGTAGTCAACCAACTGTGCGAAAGCACGTTCAACCACAATGAAGTTACCAAAGGCATCCGTCTCTTTACGAGAGAAATCTTCGATACTAATAGAAGTACCATAGGTTGTCAAGCCAATATCGGAGAGGAAGCCAAAGACAATCTGACCAATCTCCACATTAACTCCTGTAGAGTTGGTGACTGTGATCGTGACATCTGAACCAAGATAGGGTGGGATGTTCAAGAAGAGGGCTTCTTCAAGCTGAACTTGCTCTTCAAAGAAGTATGTGTACCAATCAACAATGTTTCTGTTGTCAAGAAGACTGACAGTTTCGTTGTAGACTGTTCCTGCCACAGTGTCCGTAACTGTTACGTTAGCAGAGATACCTTGCAACCCAAAGAGGGCAACAGCAGTTACGTTGGAGTTAGGATCACTCAGAACATACTGTGCGCTAGTTGCTCTAACAACAGGATCACCGATCTTCTTGTCAAATGCTTTCCAGCGGTTTGTGGCCCCAATCTCCAACCACTTCGTACCATTATCAGTTACAGGGTTATTGTTAAGGTTGCTGTTGATAAGGCTTTCGTACACCTTATGAACGCTTGTAACAATAACCCTGTTTCCGACAGCATATGTGGTTGCCGAGGACCACGCAGCATAATCATTTTCGGGGACCGTAGAACTAACAAGGATACTGTCTGTCACAGTTACAGGTTTAATAAGTTTCATTCATTAGACCCTTTCAGGAGGAAGACCGTCTGTATCCCACTTACGTTCAATATCATACATACGCTTAACATTCTTAGAGATTTCAACTTGGATTTGCAGTTGCTCAGAACGCATACCCGAAACCTCTCTACGAAGGCCATCTACAGATGCTGCAAGTTCAGGATCACGGAACATGTTAGCCGTATCCCTGTTACTATAGATGCGCGAAGGACCAGTCACTTCAAGTTCAGGGCCATTCTCACCCACAATACGAGGACCACCATTAAACATACCACCAGCAGCAAAACCGGGGATATTGTTTCTAGCTAGGCCAACAGCACGAAGGAAGTCAACTTTTGTGGCAAAATCCACTTCACTGATATTTTCCATCGCATCCTTAGCATCTTCCAACTTCCAGATCATCTCTTGAAGAGCGCGATTGGTTGGGTCCAGAAGATTTAGTTCTCTGCGACGAAGTTCAGCAGTATTACCTTGCAGTTGGAGAAGTTGAGATTCTAGATTGTAACGCTCTTGAGCAATTTTCTCTGCCCTTTGAGCGGCTTCTTGTTGTGCTTGTTGCGCCCGTTGTGCAGCAGCTTGTGCCGCAGCTTGTCTTGCCGCTTGTCTTGCAGCTTCTTGTTGCGCTTTGTAGGTGTCTACCTTAATGACATCTTGTTGTGTAGCTAGGACACCCGCAAGAGTACCAGCAGCACCAGCAACACCAGCAGTCACATCACGCATTAGGCTTTCAACAAGACTACGGAAAGCAGCCGCAGTAGCAGGCGCAGCCAAACCAAGAGCATTGAAAGCAGCCGTGATACGGTCAGATGCCATCGTCACTTGTTCTGCTTCTGAATAGAAGTTTTCCGTGAAGAAGGCCATACTGCTATTGAAAGCATCTACACTACCAAAGGCTTGGATCAAAGTAGACGCCAGACTTGCACCCGAAAGAGAAGCCTGAAACATAGTTCCGATAAGCTGACCAAAAGCATTGTTAGCGACTTGAAGGCTAGAATACAACCTTGTAAGAGTTTGTGAAGCAGTCTCTCCGCCCATTGCAAAAGAAGATAGATCAGGGATCAGGTCAGCAAAAGCATCACCAACTTTCATCAACTCTTCTTGACTTACATCAGCAGGAAGAGAAGCAAGCTTAGTGCGTAGTTCTTCATCTTGATCTATTTTATACTGAGCAGCACGAGCGGCAGCAGCTTCTTGAGCAGTTTTAGCTTGTGTCTGAGACAAGGTGGCTTCACTTTGTTTCATTGCTTGCGCTTTATCAATAGCCATCTGATACTGCTGTGGCAAGCCAGCGTCAGCAAACCGTTTAGCAATGTTCATCATGCCTTCAGCCGTTGTCTGATCTGCTCCTTGAAGCACAGAAGCAATCTTAGAAGCCTGTTGCTGTACGGGGTCTACACCACCAAGCATTCCACCCAACGCGCTACCGAGCTTGCTCACACCTGTGTAAATACCAGCGGTGGCTTGCTCCTGTGGAGACATTTGCGCATACTGCATTGCTCGTGCTTGCAGCGCTTGATTCTGTTGCATTTGGAGCTGTTCAGGAGAAACACCAAAGAGGCCTTGTACAATTTCTGTCATATTAACGTCCCATGTAATTTGCTTCATCCCACATACCGCCATATCCCGGCATTGATACTGGGCCTTGCTGTGTAGGAGGGTTTAACCAATTAGAAACACCAGAAATAAACTGAGGGTTATTGGACAAGGCGGCAGCACCTGTACCCCACGGACTGGTAGCATTAGCCGTGTAGTTACGATTTGCTGCTGTGTTCTCAGCAGCCATTAGTCCAGGTGCTCCAAACTGATTAGCTGTGGATGTACGACCAGCAAGTTCTGAACTAAGACCAAAGGGCTGCTGTGCGGCTCCTTCAAGGGTTTGAGCTAAACCAAACTGTGTTTTATATGGATTGTAAGCCGTGCTCTGCAAACCAAGACCTGTCTCCATCAAACCAGCGCCATATTGGGCTTGTTGTTGTCCCATTTGTGTAGCCTGTCCTGCAAGCAAGGCCTGTTGTTTAGCC